CTTCGCCGCGGGTCTCCGAGATCCTGATCTGGGAGACCCGCGGCGAAGTCGCCCGCCTGGTCGCCCGGCTCCAGCTGAAGCGCTTCGACTACCCGGCGCAGCGCACGGCGATCCGCGTGCTCGACCGGATGTTCCGGCCGTCGCACGGCTGGGGCCTCGACGCGACCGGCGTGGGCTCGGCGCTGGAGCACCTACTCCGCGAGGGGGAGAGCGGCTGGTCGCTCGACGGCCGGATCACCGGCTTCGTGTTCAACGCTCGCGTCCCCGACCGCAACCCGGAGACGGGCGAGACGATCGAGGACCCGTCCACCGGCCGGCCGCGCCAGGTCTCCGCCAAGGAGATCGCCACCCGGCTGCTCGAGATGCGGGTCCAGCGGGCGCGAATCGAGTTTCCGGCCGACCCGGACATCCTCGCGCAGTTCCCGAACCACACGGCCGAGATCGGCTCGGGCGGGGCGCGCGTCTTCCGCAAGACCGGCGACCACCTGGTGGACGCCTCGCGCGTCGCCATGTTGCGACTCTTCGACCTGGAGCACGGCGACGGCGCCGCCGCGCCCGTGCTCTTCCACGTTCCCCGCGGCCTCGGCCGCCGGCCCGCCATGGAGGCCTTCGCATGAAAGTGACCATCGCCGAGGGAGCCACCACGAGCTCCGCCATCGACCTCTCGCAGTCCACGTTCACCGCGCTGCTCATCCCGAACGGCTTCACCGGGGCGACGATCACCTTCGAGGCCTCGGTGGACGGCACGACCTGGAAGGCGGTGGTGGACGACACCGGCGCGGCCGTCTCGATCACCGCCACGGACGACCGCTGGGTCGCGCTCTCCGGCGCGGTGGCCGCGAAGCTCGCGCCGTTCCGGTTCCTCAAGCTCGTCTCGGCGAGCGAGGAGGAGGCGGCCCGCACGATCCGCTTCGCCGTGAGGCCGCGATGATCGGCGTGGACGAGACCATGCTGCTGCTCTGGACCGAGAGCTGGAGCGGCAACGAGCTGCCGCCGGACGTCCTCCTGGTGGACGACACCTCGGGCACCGACTACTACGCCCCGGACGACACGACCACCGACGCGCTGGTGGTGGAGGACTGACGATGCGACGACTGCCGATCTACCTGCTCGCCCTCGCGCTCGCCGCCGCGCCAGCGCTCACCCAGACGCCAGTGCGTCTGCCGGACCTCGACGCCGCGACCACGCCGCTCGGCGACGACGACCTCTTCCTCGTTCGCCAGGACGGCGAGACGCGCGACGAGAAGGTCACATGGGCCAACGTCCGCGCCAGCCTCCAGGACGCCCTCGTCCTCGTCCTCGGCCCAGCCAGCGTCTGCGTGGACAACCAGCTCGCGCGCTGGGACGGAGCGAGTAATACCCAGTTGCAGTGCTCTGCTCTCACGGTAGCCGACACGACCGGCGACATCACCGCGCCCGGCGCGCTGACGATCAGCACGGCGGGGAGCAACGGGGACATCACGCTTGATCCGCACGGGACGGGAATCGTCATTTCGTCGGCAACCATCAAGTGTGGGAAAACTTCAAACTGCAATCTATATCTTGACGGTTTCGGTGGCGGGTATGGAGTGTTTAGTGGGACTAACTGGTTTACGAACTACTTAGGTGCAGCAACCAGTTCCTCTGGTTCAATAGGGTGGACAAGTGGTGCAATCAGTAATCCCCGTGATCTTGTTATTGCAAGGGATGCGGCCAACACCCTAGCCCAGCGCAACTCAACCAACGCGCAGACCTACCGCCTCTACGGCACCTACACCGACGCGAGCAACTACGAGCGCCTGTCGCTCTCGACGACTGCGGGCACGGGAGCGACGATTGCGGTCGAGACGGACGGCACGGGAGCGGACAACCTCGACCTAACGATCAAGCCTGCCGGGACTGGGCAGCTCTACGTTGGGGCTGGAGGGACCACTGCTGCGGCCCCCGCGAGCGTGGTTGTCAACGCCACCGGCGGCTCGGGCACGGACATCGCTGGCGCGAGTCTGACCCTCGCAGGCGGCAAGGGCACGGGCGATGCAGCGGGCGGCAGCGTCGTGATCCAGACGAGCGCTCCGGGAGCATCTGGAACCACGCTCCAAACGCTCGCCACGCGGGTGACCGTAGGTGTGGAGCGGACGACCATCGCCAACATCCTGAGCCTCACCGGCATCGCCGCAGCGCCGGGCTCTCCGGCGGCCGGCGACATCGTGTACGACTCTGTGAACAACCTGTTCTGCGGGTACAACGGCTCGGCCTGGGTGTCGTTCTCGGGTGCTGGGACCTGCTGGGCGGAGTGATGCGCCACCTTCACCCCTGCACGAAAGAGCCCCGCGGGCCGCTCTGGCTCGGGCTGGTGCTGCTCGCTGGCGGGTTGCTGCTCCTGGCGGTTCTGCTCACCGGCTGCGCATCATCGGTGAGCGCTGGGCCGTTCGTGGAGGCATCCGGCGGGCTCGGGTACGAGAGCCCGAGTGCAGGGGTGGACATGGTGGTCGAGCGGCCGGGGTTCCGGGCCTCGGCGGCGCTGAGCACTGCGCGCAAGGCTGGCAGCGACAAGGCTGGCGGCGCCGAGCTGCGGGTCCTGGCTGGGAAGGACTACGACCGCTTCGGGCTGTATGCGGGGCTCCGCGGGTTCGCGCAGCGCTTTGACTCGGGCACGGTCGAGGGCTCCAACCCAACTCTGGCCGCGTACTGGCGAGTTGGCGTCCGCGCACGGCTCTGGCTGCTGTATGACGGACCGGACAGCACGATCCACGACACGCAAGCGCTACGGCTCGAAGGCGAGATGGGCGACCAGCTGATCTTCGTCCCTGCCTGCGAGTACGTCTACTTCGACGGTGGACACGATGGCTGGGGCTGCTCCGCGGCTCTGCGCTGGAGGCTGCGATGACAGGCATGAGCCAGGACGAGCTGCGCGGGTTGATCGCGCAGGTGGTGGCAGAGCAGCGGGACCAGCATGGGTACGAGAAGCGGGAGCCTCTGGTCCGGTTCAAAGACCCGGAAGGGAAGCCCTGGTACTCGGCCACCGTCAGCCGCATCCAGGCCCTCACGGCGCTCCTGGCGCTGTTGGGCATGGTGGGTGGTGTGGTCTGGGCCACCATGGGCGCGCGGGACCGGCTGGAGGTCTTTCCCACGGTGCAGGCGCAGATCCGGGCGGCGGCAGACCTGCACGAGGCGCAAGTCGCGTCCACCTACGCCACCAAGCGCGAGCTCGAGCGGGCCATCTCGGCTATGGAGTCCCGCGGCGGTGAGGACCGGGGTGACGTGCGCGTCCTGCAGGAGCAGGTCGTCACCCTGAAGGCTCAGACCGCGCGCATCGAAGAGAAGCTCGACCGGCTGCTGGCGAGGCGCTGATGGCGATCGACCTCTGGTGGCCCGCGTTCGAAGAGGCGTTCCGGCGGACGACCCAGATCTCCGTCTCCGCTGAGCTCGCCGGGGTGCGCCGGGAGACCGTCTACTACGCGCTCCGGCGGCGGCCCGAGCTGCGCGAGCGGTTCGCCACCACCCGCTCCCAGATCGCATCCGAGCGCGCCCGCCGCAGCGCGCACCGCGCGGACGCCCTCGTGCAGGGCGAGAGGAGATAGCCGATGCCTGCCCCCCTGAAGCGCGACGTCCTGCCGGTGCCGAGGCTCGACCGCTCCTTCGCCCGTGAGCTCGCGAGCGAAGAGCTCGCCGAGACCGTCTACCACCCCGCCAGCTACCTCCGGGAGGACGAGCACCCGTCCAAAATCGTGAACGAGAAGAGCGAGGCGACCGACCGGCTCGGTGAGATCTACGACCGGATGCTGGGAGCCGACCTCGACCTCGCCGGCTTCCATCGGAAGCGCAAGGACGCGGTGCTCGCCCTCCCGAGACTCATCGTCCCGGCCGACGCCTCCCCCGAAGCGAAGGCCACCTCGCAGTTCTGCCACGAGGCGCTCTCCCTCATCCCCGCTTTCGCGCAGAACCTCTCCCACCAGCTCGACGGCCGCGCCAAGGGGATCGCCTTCGAGGAGCTCCTCTGGGAAAAGCTCCCGCGCGGCCCGCTCGCCGGCGCCTGGGTGCCCGTGGACATGCTCGACCGCCCCATGTGGCGGTTCCTCTTCCGCGACGGCGTGCTCCACATCCGCCGCCCGCGGGGCGCCGAGCCGCTGCCCGCACCGCCGGGCAAGTTCCTGGTCATGCGGCACGGGACGAAGGACAACCCCTGGGGCGCCGCCCTGCTCGACGACGTCTACTGGGCCTGGTGGCTGAAAAAGAACGGCCTGAAGTTCTTCGCCGTCTTCCTCGACAAGTGGGCGCAGCCGACCGCGGTCGGCAAGTACCGCCACCGCTCCGGCGGCCCCGACGCCGAGAAGGCCAACGCGCACGACCAGTCGCAGCTGCTCGAGGCGATCGAGGCGATGCAGTCCGAGTACGGGATCGTCATCCCTGAGGGGATGGCCGTCGAGCTGCTCGAGGCCACCCGCTCGGGCAGCGCCAGCTACGAGAGCTTCATCGGCCTGCTCACCCGCTCCGAGGCGCTCGCCTTCCTCGGCGAGGTGGACACCTCCGGCGCCGCCAAGGGGCCCGGATCGTTCGCGAAGGCGTCCATCTCCAACGAGGTGCGCCTCGAGAAGGTCGAGCTCGACGCCCGCGAGCTCGCCGCCCACCTGCGCGACAACCTGCTCCGGCCCCTCGTGGCCGTCAACTTCGGCCCCGATGCCCCGCTGCCGCGGGTGCTCATCGACACCATGGCGGGCACCGACCGCGAGCTCCGGCAGAAGGGGATGGCGACCGTGCTCGAGCTCGGCCTGCCGGTCTCCCGCCGCGAGCTCTACCTCGTCCACCAGGTCAGCGAGCCCGGCCCGGGCGAGGACACGGTGACGAAGGAGAAGCCCGCCCCGCCGGCCGCCCCGCCGCCGCCCGCCCCGGAAGACGACCCAGACGACCCGGACGACGAGCCCGCCGCCGCGCCCGTCCCAGAACCGGCCCCGGAAGAGGAGCGCGAGGCCGCCTCGGCCGCGCCGGACGTCGCCCTGACCAAACTGGCCGACTTGCCAGAACCGTCAAGCCCCGCCCCGGACGAGCTCGCCGAGCTCGAAGCCGCCGCCGCGGCGCGCGACGCGGAGCTCACCGAGCTCGCCGTCTCGCTGATCGAGCCGTCGCTCGCCCACTACCAGGCCATGCTCGACGCCGTGGGCGAGGCGTGGGACGCCGGGGCGGCCGAGGCCGGGCTGCTGCTCCAGACCGTCGTCGAGCGCACCTCGGCCACGGCGCACGCCGAGGCGCTCGAGGCCTCGATCATCCACGGCTGCGGCCTGGCGCTGCGCCAGCTCCAGGAGGATCTCGGCGAGCGGGTGGTCCGCTTTGCCGCCCCGCCGCCCGGCGGCGCGACCACGCCCGGCTCGGCGCTCGACTACTGGGCCCGGGTGCTCGGGATCTCCCCCGAGGAGTTCGCCGCCCTCACCGACGGCGCCCGCCGCCTGGCGTTCACCGTCGCCGGCGTGGAAGACGCCGCGGTGCTCGCCGACCTGCAGCAGCTCGTCGGCCGGGCGCTCGCCGAGGGGCTCACGCGCGAGGAGTTCGTCGCCGCGGCCGAGCAGGTCTTCATCTCCCGCGGCCTCACGCCGCTCTCGCGCTGGCACCTGGAGCTCGTCTACGCCAACAACGTCCGCAACGCCGCAAACCTCATGCGCTACCAGCAGCTCGTTCTCAACCCCGCGGCCCGGCGGCTGATGCCCTACCTCACCTGGGTGACGATGGAGGACGACCGCGTCCGCCCTGCCCACGCCGCGATGCACGGCTACATCGCGCCACCCACGGCCGACATCTGGCAGACCTGGTGGCCGCCCGCGGGGCACAACTGCCGGTGCGTGGTCGAGGGGATCAACGTCGCCAAGGCCCGCCGCATGGGCCTGACCGGCGCCGAGCCGACCGGCCCCTGGCCGGTGGTGGTGGACGCGGAGACCGGGATCCCCTCGCCCGCCTGGCCGGACGACGGCTTCGCCGGCGCGCCGGACCTCGGCCAGCTCAGCGAGGAGCTCGCCGAGCGCGCCGCCGCCGCCGCCGAGGCCGCCGCCGAGGCCATGGAGGCCGCCGGCGAGTCGGCCACCCCCGAGCAGCGCGACCTGCTCGACGCCTTGCTCGCGCTGCTCTCCGCCCTCGGCCTCGGCGACCTCATCCCCCGGATCCGCGGCCTGCTCGACCGCCTCCGCCGGATCCTGGGCCGCTGACACGAAACTTCAGTCCCGCTGCACATTCCTGCACACCCACGCCCGCCAGACTCGCGGGCGTGAGCCACAGGACCGAACCCACCGACCCGAAGTCCCAGCAGCCGACGCCGCTCTACCTGGCGCCGGAGGAGTCGCTCGCGGCCGGCCTCGTGGAAGGCGGCGAGTCGCCGGCCTACGAGTGCGTCGTGCTCCGGCCGCAGGACCTCACCGCCACCCACGGCGTCGAGATCCGCCCCGAGCACCTCCAGCTGCTGGCCGACTCCTACGACCCGAAGGTCGAGGAGGCCACCCTCAACTTCGACCACGCCTGGGAAGGCCCCGCGCACGGCTTCGCCGAGAAGCTCTGGGTGAAAGGGCAGGAGCTCTGGGCGCGGTTCACCCGCCTCAGCCAGGAGGCCGTCGAGGCGATCCGCTCCGGCCGCTGGCCGCGCCGTTCCTCGGAGTTCGTGCGCTCCCACCCCGCCACCGGCGACTGGTACTACACCGGCTGCGCTCTGCTGGGCGCCCAGCGCCCGGCGATCTGGGGCATGGGGCAGGGCCACCTGCTCTCCGGCTCTCCCGTCGAGGTCGTGGACCTCGGCTCTCCTGCCACCGACCCGGCTGCGGCCGACCCGAAGGAGGACCCACCGATGCCGATCCAGCTCGACGGCGAGCCGGAGCCCGTGAGCGCTCCCGAGCCCGAGACCCTCGCCGCCCCCGACGACCAGGTGACGAAGCTCCAGGCGGAGCTCGCCGCCGAGCGGGCCCGCTCCCGCCGCCTCGAGG